CTGGCACAACCTATAAGGCTCTGTTGCCGGCTACAAAAGAATACATCCGCAATGTGTTTGACGATTCATCTGTCACGGGCATCCCCAAGGTTTACGCAATGTACGGCGGTGATCTGGCCACCTATGGCCAAACCAGTGACAACATTGAACTGGGGCCGGCACCGAATGCGGCGTATACGGTCCGCGTCACTGGCACGGTTCGGCCTCCAAGCATGTCGGCGAGCAACCTTACCACGTTTGTAAGCACCTATTTGCCGGATCTGCTCATTATGGCCAGCATGATTTACATCAGTGCCTATCAGCGCAATTTTGGCAGGGCCAATGATGACCCGCAAATGGCGGTGACCTACGAGAGTCAGTACAATGCGTTGTTGAAAGGCGCGGTTGTCGAAGAGGCGCGTAAGAAGTTCCAAGCGGCTGGATGGACGGCATACTCGCCATCTCAGGTCGCAACACCGACACGGGGATAACCCATGCCTCACGCCTCGTTTAAGATTCTCCCCGGCGTCGATACGACGAAAACCCCAACGCTCAATGAGGCGGCGATATCCAGTGGGCAATTGATCCGCTTTATGCCTGATCGGACATTGGGTGGTGTGGTCCAAAAGATTGGTGGGTGGACCAAATATATCGGCGCAACAATTGGGTCGATCGCTCGCGCTTTGTGGGCATGGGAGGACACAAACGCAAATTCCTATCTTGCTGTTGGAGCGGATGGGATTGCGCCAATAACGGTAACAGGCGCGTCTGGCAATGGTACGACAGTGACATTGACCTATGCAGGGCCATTTGTATTCCCGATTGGCAATGGCATCACGGTTAGTGGCATATCGCCAAGCGGTTACAATGGGCAGTGGACGGTAACGGCATCGACGAGCACATCGGTGTCGTTTGCCAGCGCGTATTCAACTGCGTATGTCAGCGGCGGGTTTATCAGCGGCGGCGGCAATTCATTGAACGTATCGACTGGCGGATCCCTTCGGGATATTACGCCACAGCAGACTGTTTATAATGTTGCGCCTAATTTCACCACAACTGCGGGCAGCAATAAGATTGTTGTCACTTTGGCGGGGGGAGCGGTCGGTCAATTTGATTCCATATATTTGGAAACGCAAATTAGCATTGGTGGACTAATCCTGTTTGGGCAATATCAATGCTACGATCAGGTTCCTGCTAGCATCAATGAGTTTGTGATCTACGCATACAACGCCGCTGGGGTTGCCGCAAAGGCAACATCAAGTGTTGCAAATGCAGGNGCGGTGCCACAGTTTACAACCGTCTTGGGGTCTTCAAGCGTAACGGTGACCTTGGCCAACCATAACTATGTTGCCGGTGATACGTTTACTGTTCTTATCACAACAGCAGTCGGCGGCTTGGTATTGTATGGCAACTATCTTGTAACAAATGTCCTGACAGCAAACACATTTACGTTTACAGCTCAAAATGTAGCGTCATCTGTAGCAACCGTTTCAGAAAATGGTGGAAACGCATATTACGTCATCTACAATGGCGTGGGCCCTGCGACATCTGGCGCGGGGTATGGTGTTGGTCCATATGGGGCTGGCGGGTACGGTGAAGGCGAAGGCACCCTTGCCTCTCCAACAGGCACCCCTATTAACGCGACAGATTGGACATTGGACAATTGGGGCGAAACCCTTATTGCATGCCCTAACAACGGGACAATTTACCAGTGGAGCCCAACCAGTGGCGCAAAAGTTGCGTCTGCGATCGGTGCCGCTCCGCCTGTCAATCGGGGTGCATTTGTTGCAATGCCTCAGAGGCAAATTGTGTCGTGGGGCAGCACTTACACCGGCATTCAAGACCCGCTCTTGGTTCGGTGGTGCGATGTCGAAAATTACAATGACTGGACGCCGAGCCTTATTAATCAGGCGGGGTCATATCGTATCCCAAAGGGATCGAGAGTTGTTCAGTGCATCCAAGGTCCGCAACAAGGTCTTGTTTGGACAGATCTTGGATTGTGGGCGATGCAGTATGTTGGCCCACCCTATGTCTACTCGTTCAATGAACTTGGCACTGGTTGCGGTCTAATCGGCAAAAAAGCGGCCGGTTCTGTCAATAATGTAATTTATTGGATGGGGCAGAGTCAGTTCTTTATGATGAGCGGATCAGGTCCACAGCCGATCCAGTGCCCTGTGTGGGATGTCGTGTTCCAAGATTTAGACACGGATAATCTGGACCGAATCATATTTGCTGCCAATTCTCGTTTTGGTGAGGTCTCTTGGTACTTCCCTGTGAAGGGTGGCAATGGAGAAAACACGCAATACATCAAGTACAATTTTATTTTGCAGCAGTGGGATTATGGGTCTTTGGGCAGAAGCGCATGGATCAATGAATCTGTTCTAGGCCCTCCTATTGGAGCGGGCGTTCTGACAAGCGCGGCATCTAGTTACATTTTGCAGCATGAAACGTCATATAATGCCGTTAATGCCGCCGGGGACCCAATCCCAATGAACTCCTATTTCCAGACTGGTTACTTCACCATGTCGGAAGCAGACATCAAAATGTTTGTTGACCAAGTATGGCCAGATATGAAGTGGGGCTATTACGGGTCATCAAACCAAGGGGCAAACGTCCTTCTCACATTCTATGTTACAGATTATCCAAATACCCCCCCAACGGCGTATGGACCGTTTACATTGACGCAGGCAACTACGTTTATCACCCCTCGGTTCCGTGGTAGGTTGGTGTCAATTCGCCTTGAGAGTAATGACATCAACTCGTGGTGGCGGTTGGGCAATATTCGATATCGGTTGCAGCAAGATGGGAAATTCTGATGGCAAGTCTTGACGATATCTTATCGGCTCAGAAGAATGGCGTTATCGCCATTAACAGCGTGGTCAAAAGCAACCAGCGCGGGCAAGGTATTGTTACGTCTCTTACGGTCACGACAGGAACGCTTGTCGTTGCTGGGGCCGGGTATCTTGTGTCATACACTGTTGTCGTTGCAGGGTCTGCAAATGGGTTAATCCACAATGCAAACACGGTGGCCGGCGCGACTGCTACAAACGCTCTATGCGCTACCGACAAAACAAGTGTCGGCGTATACAAGGTGGGTCTCGCGTATACGGACGGCATAGTTATTGTGCCGGGCACGGGCCAGTCTATCAATGTCACATATAGTCCGGGGTAATCCTATGCCGCTGAAAAAGGTCAAATCAAAAGCAGCAATTGCGCTTAGTACAGCCCGCAAGGTCCGTGCTTATGGCGGACGTATGGCGTTTGCCGGCGGGAGCACAGTTCCTGAGCCTTCATGGTATGACAAATATACCGCGTTCATGAAACTGTTCCCCTACATTGCTAAACCGCCGGCAACTGTCATGAAGGAAACTCAAGACCCGCAAATCCGCGAGTCTATGGGAGAAACAGGGAAAAAGGTGCAGGACTTTATTTCTCCTGAAACACCTGTTTTCTCGCCAAACTATGCTGCTAATATTGCGCCTCCTGCCGAACGTCCGGAACATACCCCGAATGAGCAGGCATGGTCGAGGGCCCAGTTTTTTCCAGCAAGAGACAAAGACACAACGGCGGCTCAACCGAAACCGCGCCCAGCAGGAATAGTGGCGCAGCAGCAAACAGTTCCCGTCCCTTCCAAGATGGCATATTACTATGACCCCGGCGATGGTGCGCCTATTCGTCCTATGGGCGAGGCGTTGCCTAAAGGCATGGCGGCAGGATCTCAACAAGGTGGCGGGTATATTTTTGGCACTGCGCCAGCGACAAAGTCCTTCGCCTCTGATCTCAGCGGGATGTTCTCTAGCGGCAGTAAACCGCAGGCGCAGGCGCAACCAGAGCAAACGCAGCCGCAAGGCGACAGTGCGCTCCAGAAGTTCATCAAGGGCAATTTTACCAATGTTTTTGGGTCTGATGACCAGCAGTCTCGCAAAAAAGGCGGGCGTGTTAAAAAGAAGCGCGGCAAGTTTGCCCATGGCGGATCTCCCGATGCCATTCCATCGGCAATGAAGAAGTCTGAGGTCGGACCTATTTCGTACTTTGGAAATGCCCCTGCTCCGTCAGAGAAGGTCCATGTTGGGCCGATCCATAGCCCTGTTGCAGGGCGCACTGACCACTTGCCTGTGCATGTCCCGTCAGGTGCCTATGTGATCCCTGCTGATATTATCTCGGCGATGGGAGAGGGCAACACCATGGCGGGGTTTAAGGTTGCAAATACGATCTTTTCCAAAATACCCGGTATGCAAGGTATGCCCGGCGCAGATGCACAGTTGGGGTTGCCAGAGAAGCGGGCAATGGGCGGGGCTACCCATGGGTCTCCTGTGCCTGTGGTTGTGGCGGGAGGTGAATATGTTATCTCTCCTGAAGACGTTGAGCATCTGGGCGAAGGAAATCTTGACGCTGGTCATCGTGTCCTTGATGCTTTTGTTGTAAAAATGAGGAAAAAGACGGTGGATACTCTGAAGAATCTGCCGGGGCCAAAGAAAAACTAAGGGGGTACTATGGAAGAGCTGGGGGTAAGGATTGGGACGCCAGAGGATGTTGATAAATGCATGAACCTCGCGCTGGCCGCGTGTGAGGACAATGGGTTCGTTGTTCCTAACCCTGTTCGATTGCTAAATGAGATATGGGCTGCTCTAAACAAGGATCACGGATTGATCGGCATCATTGAGGGAGAAAACGGAACTGCTGAAGGTGCTGTCCTGCTAAGGATAACGACACCTTGGTATTCTGATACTCAAATGCTGGAAGAGAGAGGCGTGTTCGTTGCCAAAGAGTTTAGATCAGCAAAAGGCGGACGGGCTCGCAGATTATGCGAATTTTCTAAGAACACATCGGATGCTCTTGGCATTCCACTGTTAATTGGTGTATTATCGAACCATCGAACCGCTGGTAAGATCCGAATGTACGAACGGATCTTCGGGCCTGCAAACGGTGCGTTCTTCCTTTATGGGGCAAAGACAGGTTTGCCTCATCTAGAATCGGAGTAAGCAATGGGCGGCGGCGGCGGTAAAGGCGGAACTTCAACTAGCACAGTATCGATCCCACCAGAGGTGTTGGCACGGTA